CTTTGCTTCTTCCTCAACTATCTTCGGCAAGCCGTCCTCTCCCTTTTCATAACCAAGAAACTGCTTATACGGCAAACTTACCTTTCCGTCTGCAAATCGTTTCCTGCGCCCCCAAGTGACGTTCTCACTTATGGAACGGCTTTCTTCCTGCGCAAGGCTTGACATTATGGTAATCAGCAGTTCGCCTTTGCTGTCTAAAGTGTAAATATTCTCTTTCTCGAAATATACCTCCACACCTTTTTCTTTAAGCTGCCGGACAGCAATTAGCGTATCCACCGTATTTCTTGCAAACCGGCTTACCGATTTGGTAATTATCAGGTCGATCTTTCCGTCTAAAGCATCCTGAATCATTTTCTTAAAACCGTCACGCTTTTTCGTATTTGTTGCTGTAATTCCCTCATCGGTGTAAATGCCGACAAACTCCCAATTCTCATTAGACTTTATGTATCGGGTATAATAATCCACTTGCGCCTCATAGCTTGTAAGCTGTTCTTCATTGTCCGTCGACACCCGGGCATATGCAGCCACCCTTCTTTTTGCAATTATTGGGTTTTTAATTTCAATTCTCTTAATTGCTGGAATAACAGTTACCTGGCTTGACATCAGTAACACCACTCCTTTTCTACAATGGTGTTATCATTAAATATAAATTTCAATACATGGTTTGGATATGCAATAATCGTATCAATTTCCTTATCAAATTCAGAGGTTAAGCTGTCGAGCACATATTCGGGGATTTGTTTTGCGTTGCAATATTCTTTTCCCATCGTGTTGTAGGTCGAGCAAATCCAAACTGCTTTTTGGTACTTCGTGCCCGAGTTGTTCATCTTCCGGTGAAAGCGTTTCCCACAATTGTTGCATACTATTTTCCCCGTATAAGGATAGATGGCTGTTGTTTTTGACTTTGCGCTGTATTGTTTCTCCCGCCTCTTAATTTCTTCTTGCACCCTGTCAAATAATTCCCTGTCTATAATAGCTTCATGATTGTCTTTAACATAATACTTGGGTAATTCGCCGTTGTTTGGGACGTTTTTCTTTGTTAAATGGTCGGCTACAAAAACCTTTTGCAAGAGCAAATCTCCGACATATTTTTCATTGCATAGAATTTCTTTAATTTTTCTGCTGTCCCACTCGCCATTATTTTTGGGCTTGATACCAAGAGATTTTAGTTTTTTCACAATAGCCAGCCGCCCCATGCCGCTTATGTACCATTCAAAAATCATTCTAACTGTTTCTGCTTCTTGCTTATTGACAGTGAGAACACCCTTATGAAAATCATATCCCAGAATATTAAATGTGTTTGGTATTCCATCTTTGTAATTGTTTCTAATGCGCCATTTACAGTTTTCAGAAACCGACAAACTTTCCTCCTGCGCAAAAGAAGCGAGGATGGTAAGCATCAGCTCGCCATCCTCGCTTATGGAATGTAAATTCTCTTTTTCAAAGTATACGTCTATCCCAAGTTCTTTAAGTTCCCTTGTCACTTCCAAAAGAGTAAGCGTGTTGCGGGCAAACCTTGATATAGACTTTGTTATTATCATGTCAATAAGCCCTGCGCGGCAATCGTCCAGCAGGCGCTGAAACTCCGACCTGCTTTCCTTTGTGCCGGTTATTGCTTCATCCGCATAAACTCCAACATACTGCCAATCTTTGTGTCTTTGTATATAACCGCTGTAGTAGCTGACCTGAGCAGAGAGCGAATGGAGCATGGCATCCTTGCCGCTTGATACTCTCGCATAGGCAGCTACACGTTTTTTGGTCGGTAAAGCTGGTAATACCGGCTCTATTTTTCTTACAATCCGTTCCATTCAAAGCCCTCCTTTCAGTGTCACATATTACCTCTAAAGCCTTCATATATCAAGGAAATCAGCAGCATAAACTGCCCAATAACGGCCTATATTTATTAATCAATATTGTATTAATTTTTCGGTAATCCCGCTCGTCAATAACATTGGATTTAAGCATGGATTTGGCAATAATCAGCGCCACTCTGTAATCTCTTTCAGATTTAAACTGCTCTGTGCTCAAAAGTATCACCTCCAAAACGATCCTTAATATAACAACTGTGGCTACAGTACTTGTTTTCTTCCTTGCTGCGGCTTTTAAACTCTTTTCCGCAATATCTGCATTGCGCGTCCGTATATATGGCAGATGCAGTCTTTTCGTTTTCTTTCCACCATAAACGGCGGCAATCTTCCGAGCAAAACTTTCTTGGCCTGTGCCTACCGGTTTGGGATATAGGCTTGCTACAGTATTTGCAGAAAGAGTTTTTTAATATGTCATTTTGTTTTTTTGAATCATTGAACTTTGTACAAATGTTGTTTCGCCTGCAATATGATTTTACTGTGTTAACGGATATATTTAGAGATGAGGCTATTTGAGAATAACTCATACCTTCAGCTCTCATCTCATATATTTTTGCTTTTTCTGCCGGTGTCAACAGGCTCACTCCCTTCCCAATATCATCCTGTTCTGTTTGCCATTCTATAAAGCATCTGCCATACCTCGGCACGGGTGGCGGGTTCCTCCGGCCTTGTTCCGTCGGATATGCCATTCGCCTTTACCCACCACTGGGCGTCATTGTACCAAGGTATGTTTGACTTCTGTTTAAGCTGCGCCTTAAACGTATTCCACAGCGCCCAGTTGTTAGCGCTCATGGACGCCGGGCAGTTCTTGCCGCTTGCGTCGTAGTGACGCACGACACGATCTATAGGGATATTAAGTTCTGCCATGAGATGTTTTGTTAGAGCCACTGCATTTTGAAAAGCAATATCGTAATTGCCGTCCGAATTGACACAGATTTCAATGCCTATGGAATTAGCATTTGTTATACCGTTCTTACCCTTGCCGTCGCCGCAGTGCCAAGTGTAGTAGGTGCTGTAGTCATTGACCTGCAGGATTTGCTTATCGTCCACAAAAAAGTCTGCCGATGCCTGCCTGTCGCCGCCATTAAAATAATTAAAATGGGCTTCGGCATTGGCTCCCTTGTTTTTGTTTCCGGTGTCGTGAATAACGATATACTGCGGCCTTTGACTTCGTGTGGTTTTGTTATATGCAATCTGTTTTTTATTTATCTGCATCGTTATCCTCCTTTAACTTAGCAAGCGCATTTTTCAGCTGCTTTGGCAGCGGCAGGCCCAAAGCGCCCCAGTTTTCCAAAATCGAAAACCCTTCGTTTGCAATGTAATAGGTGATTGCGGCAACTCTGAAAACAACCGTTTCACCAGCCATTAAAGTATCAAGCTGTGTGGCAAGTGCCACAATCAGTAGTATTCCAATCTTTTTTACACCGCCCATATAAAAAGTGCTTGATGCAAACTCTTTTTTAACCCATGCCTTGATAAATCCGCTTACCAAATCAATAAAAATCAAAATTAAAAGGACAGCCATCAGACTGTCCATGCCGCCAAATACATATGCAAAGAAGCTTGTGATTCCGCCATATAAATATTTAAGTTTATCCATAAATTAACCCTCCTTATAGATCTGCAGATAGCTTTCACCTGTATCGGTATTATAGTAATAATGCGTTACCGATATATAATAAAGGCTTCCGCCATTTAGCGTGAAAGCCTGAGAATAAAAGTATCCATCTGATATTTGACTAAAGCTGCTGTCATATAACCTAAGTTCGTGGTCGCCAGAGATCCATTTTTGCTGTATTCTGTACACTCCATTTGTCGGCACCGTAAATTCAAAAACCTTCATCTGCTCCGAGGTTGACTTGAAATACCCCGAATAAACCTTCGGCAAAGAAACTAGAGTGTCATCAATGTTTATCATAATATCCTTTGCCTTGGTCAACACGCCGCCCATATTTACATAAACTTCATTGACACGCTGTGATATGCCGTAATAATTGGGGAATATACCGTACTGGAAATCTCCCGTCAATAAATCCGCGGTGGTTACGCTTTCGGTAATAGTTAGCTGCTCAACACCAAACCAGCTGTCCCATGTTCTGCTGCTGCCGGGATTTGAGGTCGGCACGACTGCAAATTTTGCGATATTGTAATTCGGTATGTCAGTGTCAATAGTATAAAGACCGTCATTTGGCATGTTAAATGTAAGGATATCAACCCAGCCGTAGCTTTGGCGGTACACCATGAAGTCCCATGATCGACCGTATATCGTTCCCGAGCCTGTGTTCTCCACTTCAACTTCAATCTTTATATGCCTGACACCCGGAACCGGGTTATTAAATTCCATTGGATAAGTATAACACCCGTTCAAGGTGGTTCTGCTCTCCGCCCACTGATTCCCGTACTTGGCCGTATCGCTGTATCCGCAATAGGGATAATCGTATTTAAAAGAAATCGTCCTGCTCATGGCTAAAACACCCTTATCAAAATATCCCCGTTGGAAGTGGAAGGCGGGGTGTCACCCGATGTCCATATCACAATATTTCGTACCTGTTTAGTTGAGTATGCAGTGTTTGACTGGGCGACAAGCTTTGCCGACATTGTAGTATCTGTACCTTTTGGCACGAAGTTATTGTCCACATAGCTTTTATTGACTATGTCATATGAACTTGATGGTGTCTGCACCTTAGCTCTGCCGTTTGCATCTCTGATAATAAGCCTTCCAGCTGTATTTTCTGCTGTGGCATAATCAAGCTTTTGTTTGTCCGCCGCACTCATAAACCCGCTTGATATGGTGGTGGCATTGGCGTGGGTGCCGCTTTGGATATGGTTTCTGCAATCCTCAAGGGTGACTGAAGGATCCGCCTGCCATGATGACTTGCCTGTGATTGCTTTAATGCGATTGGCAAGCCAGCCGAGCACTATTGAAATTTTTCCTTTCGTAGCCGCGCCGGGCGCTGTATTCGCCGATACTGTGGGTGTCAAAATCTCGTCCAAGGTGTCCATGTTTTCATTCAGCACGGCCACATCCGCGTTTTCATTGTACAATGGTTTCTTAAAACCATAGTTTTCCGTTGTTTTAGGCACAAACTCACCCCCTAAACCAGATTAGAACCTTGTCATCCGATACTCTTTTCAAAACAGGGTAACCGCCCTTTATAGATTTTACGGCTTTCCCTCCGGTACCGCACCGGCACATATCTCCGCTTTGCAAGGTGCCGTCATCATAAACAATCAATTTACCGAGCACACCAACAGTTGCCCATTCGGGCCGCTTTAATCTTGGCACATATTCCTGTGCACTGTCCCAATTGGGATTGAGCAATGGCTGGCGTTCAATACGCTCCTGAGCAATTATGTTTCCTTCTTCATCCTTTTCCACTGGGATAACCACATCATGATACTTTACCCGTCCGAAATCATCGGTTAAATACTTGCCATGCCAATGCATCTCTCCGTTGTCGCCAATAATTGCCGGCATGGCTGAAATTACACCAAGAGGAGTGTCAAAGTCATCTGCAATGGTTATTTTATCGCCTACAAGCTTAACAAAATATCCGGCCCTGTCCTCATTGTCTGGGTTTCCATCCAGCCATTCGAAAAGCTCCGAATAGTCCGCGCATGGGCTTGTCAAAGTTCCGTCAGCATGTATATCACCGTTTTGCAGTATTTTTACCGCAAGACCCTGTGCCGCTAAAGATGTACCGTTTGCAAGGCTCCATGAATATTCCTCCGGACTTGTTCCGTATTTTCCGTATGTTACAGCTCCGGGATGGGCAGCAATGGTGTATAGTCCGTGTGCCTGGGCATATGCACCACCCGCCATCCCGTATCCGCTTGCAAGGTTTTGTCCATTTGACGACTCTATTCTAAACACATATCCATCACTGATTAAAGCTTCTCCATATCCACCCCAACCAATATTTGTGTCGCTTGATAAATAGATTGTCTGACCGGATACACCTGTCACATCTGCTACGGTATATATGATAGTGTTTCCGTTATTTTTATACCGTATCAGAATCTTATTTCCGACAAGCCCGGATAGATTTTCACCGCTTGCAGCAGTAAGTGTTTTTGCAGTAGCAGACATTGCAACACACTTTATTGCCCTTCCCGCAGTTCGTCCGTAGTTAAAGGAAACGGAATTATATCCATAGCAACTACTGTAATTAAAAGCAGCTGAATACTGTTGATCCACTAATGCCGAGTTGGCCGCAAAACTACTATAGCTAGATGCTGTTGAAGTGTTACAAGAAAATGAATTCATTCCTTTGGCATTTCCTATGTTTACTGCCGCACTTGATGAACCGGAAGCAATGCCGCTGTTTGCGGTAAAACTGTTTGTTCCGCTTGAACTGCTGCCCATAGTAACCGAGCCGTTGCCGTTTTTCTTATATTCCTCTCTCAATACATAGAAACCTGAAACATAAGTATAGTCTAAAATTGTATGATAGTCATCAGGCGGAGTGTTAGACAATGGCATATAGTTTACGGCAATATAATTGTAATTCATATTTACTTCAGTAACAGAAGTAAGAAAGTTTCCGGTGCTTACACTAATCCATTCATACCAGTCAGGGTCACACCATGACTGCTGAAAGTTTAAGGCAATTCTGTCTCCAACCTTCAGGTGAAAATTTACATCATCGTCGTAAATGTAAAAATAAATTCTCTTTGAAGACGTGTCCACCCAATCAAAATATACTTCTCCCATGCCCTCGGCTATGGTTTTATTAGAGCCAATAACCAGATGATTGTCTCCAATAATTACGTTACCCGTACCAAACACCCTGTTGCCGTTTCCGAATATAATGTTTCCGCTGCCGATAACAGTGTTGTCCTCACCTTCCATATAAAGCTGCTCGCCTGATATGGTGCCCTGACTGTTTGCCAAGACCTCGTTAATTGCCGCAACTACTTCTTTTGCATTAGTACGTAGGTTTGCAAGATCGCCCACATCGGCAAAGGTAGCAAGACCTATGTCATTTGGTTGTATCTCAGCCATGTTTAAATAACCTCCCTTGCGTACGCTCTGTTTTCATTCCATACCACAATGCCGTTTCCGCCGTCACCGCAATAATATGGAACGCCGTTTACAATCCTCAAATTCTTTATTACTTCAAATGTCATTAGATTCTCCCATGTGTAGCTTCTGGTTTCGCTCCAGTCTGAAAGCGTGTTTAATACATCCTGCCACAGGCGATAGGTGAATATATATTCCACTGCTAAGTGGGCGGGCTTAATATCCTCAATCACTTTTTGTATGTCGGCAAGATTGTAGGGAACACCCTGTTTGCTCATGAATTTGATCGCAAACAGATACTCAGATGCATATTCAATAATTTCTATTTCACCGTTGACAAAGGATGCCGCCACATTTTTCATCATGGTTTTAGTGACGGTTCCGGTTCCTCTGAGCTTTGACAAGATACGTCCTCTGCGGGTTTCTAAATCCGCTGACGGGTTAGGGACTATTCCAACGTCAGCTTCGTGTTTCGAGATATTTTTATCTGCAAGCAAAACAAAAAACTGATTTTCCGTCAGCCGGACTTCCTGCTTTATCCTCTCATATTCCGACTCAAGTGAATCCATCAGTTGATTCATTACCTTGGATTTTCGATAGTATGAAGGTAAATACTCACGCAATAGTCACCACCCCCAGCACAGGCACTGCATTTTCAGGGATGTTAATATTCGAGGTGCCGCCATTTACTTTTAGATTGCTGTAGTCTAAAACTTCGTCAACTGCCAATATGCAGCCGCCAATCTGGGCGTAGGAAATATATGTTCCCGAAAAGGCATTTTTCTTTAAATACGAAGATATGGAGTCTGATATTTTTTGCTTTGCTATATCCGTTGTCACACCGTTTGCCAAGGTAAGGGACACTGATATATTTATAGCAAGCGGTACAGCGCTTTCAACCGTAACATCCGCACCAATAGGGCGCTCAGCTTCAATATGGTTTTTAACAGCATTAATTAAAGCCGCGTCCGCCGCCTGTTTATCTGCGTTTATGATGATAACCTTAACCGTACCGACGCCATTCCAAAGCGGTATGCATTTGGCATCACCCACGCCTTCAACTTCCTTGGCCCACATAACATAATGGTATTTTGAACCGGAGGTTGCGGGAAGAGATACCTTTTCAAAATACCGCTCCCGCAGTTCGTCGTCGCT